CGCCAACACAATCTTCAAACTCTGAAAAATCTATTGGTTCTGCTAAGTATCCATGTAGTAACCCAACTGGTTTGGGGTCATCCCCCTTATAATTATACGTGTTGGGTACACGTAATATACTAGCAGCATCAGATGTACGCGAGGGATCTGCTGGGAAGTCTTGCTTTATACATAGCTGCTTGAGACCCTCCGCAACTGGAAACCACGTCTTTTCATCTACGGCTTCAGTCAAAGGCCAGTACACATGCAGCCCGTTACCGGAATTTACAATCGTTGGCCGAGGTAACTTGTTAGTCTTACAGAACCTACGCAGTTCCTCAAAGGCAGTAGGTTGGTCTATAAATTCTTTACTAGGTCCACAATCCAAGTCGATGAAGAAAGACTTCATCTGGTTAACGTTTATTTGTTTACGGTTATCTGGTTCTTTAAATGTGCCGAGGGCAAAGAAAACATTGTATGCTGCTGCGTCGAGTTCATCCGCTCTTTGTATTAACTCATCAATGGATGGATAAAACTCTTGCTTTATATCGGTTTTATTATTGCTGTTATAGCACCACAGGCAGTAGTTCCCCTCACTCCCTAACACAGAACCCAAAAATTGTTTGGTGTCCACGGTTCTCTTCCAATGTTAGAGGGTGCGCGGCCCTGTCAGACCGCGCTTTGTTTTTAGTCTTCCCAGTTATCTAAGATGACACCTAGATTAGTGTCTTTTACACCGCCAGCCGCTGCTTTTTTAGCAGGAGTTTTTACTGGTTCTGGTTCTGGGTCGGAAGAACCGTCGTCAAAACCGCTCATATCCACCTCTGGTTCTTGCTTTTGAGGCATATCCACAATGTTGCTGGTAAACATACTCTCTGAGTTATGGACATAACCACCTTCGATAGCACCGAACGCGCTACGTACCATACGATCTGCAAGCTCTACCACTTGTAACTGGCGAATACGCACAGAAACACTTGGTTCGTTTGACATGTATTTGTAAGGGTAAAACGTTACAGCAATGTTGATTATGCTGCCCGTGGTCAACTGAAAGTCCTCCGGTAGAGGGTTGTTCTTGGAGTCTACCTGTAACGGCTTACGTGTTTTCTCGCCGTTGTATTGACCCTTTAGAATACACTTAATGGTGCGTGTGCCATCGTCGTGCTTGACCATAGGATTAGAAGGTGTGTCAGGCCAGTCTGGCTTTTTGTTAGCCGTATAGGCTTTGACCATTGCGATATACAGCCCTTTGGCGGTCTCGCTATCCATCTTCAATTCGATGGAGTATTCAGCATTCGGTGCCATCGGATCGCACGGCATGCTCTTGTTAACCTTTTGATCAAAGGCATAGGTGCGGTCCAACTTTGGCCACAGTGCTTCTACATTTTTAATTACATATGGTTCTGCCATATCGTTCTCCTATATATCTTCGTCGAGATTTAAATCCATCTCGTACTGTGTGTTATCGTGCGAGGTATAACGCACGGGTTCTGGGCTGGTCTTCTTCAACAACGCATCAGACACAGCCTGTTTGTCAAAACGGTATACGTTGTTGATCTTCAAAAAAGTGTTTTCGGGGATATGCCCCTGCCGTACCCAGCCCCGTACAGTAGATACGGATACGGCTAAATGTTTAGCTAAATCTTCAATAGCAACAAATGGTGTAGTCATTACTTTTTCCTCACTGAGATGACATACTCGCTGTCAATCTTCAAACCTTCGGGTTTTAACTCAGGATTTTCTTCCAAGAATTGCTTCATGTTCGTCTGGTTTAAACGACGATCAAACAACTCAGGCACAGCATGCTCTATAACAAACTTGTGCATAGCATCCCAATCACTTGTCCAGTATTTGGTACGCTGTGAACGAAAGAATAATCCTTCATCGGTTCTCACGCTCTCAACCTTGTTGTTTTCACAATAGCTGAGAAGCGCACGTTTTAAGATGTCAAGCTGGTGTGCCAACTCCCCATCTTCTTTGGTAAATGCCGCTTTTAACTCTGCACGTTTGTTGCGTATTTTTATATACGCCTTGGTCATTTTGTCAGCGGGTGCGTCTGAATAGTCGCTCATCTTAACTCCTCCTTGTACAAAGTATTATTTAATTATGTATACTACTCTAGTCAAGCAGTTCTTTGTACAAATCTATCATTTTTGTGTGTACGTCTATTCTCTTATCAAGTAATGAGTACACGCGTTTTTCTACACCCGATCCTTGTAACTGAACAACGGTACATGGATGTTTCTGCCCTGAACGATGCACCCGTGCATTTGCTTGTGCATATGTCTCCAAAGAAGAAGTCGGACCCCACCATACCACAGTGTTCGCTGCAGTTAAAGTCACACCATGTGCTGCCGACTGGGGCTGTATCACCAATATCTTGGGGTCAGGGTCATTTTGGAAGCGTTTAAATATGTCGGTGCGAGCGTGCGCAGGTACGTCTCCACGAATCACTTCTGCTGTTAATTTGTCAGCGCGTAGCTTCGACACCAAGACATCTATCGTATGCTTGAATGGTACGAACACCAACACCTTCTGGCTGCTCTCGTCAATTACTTCCTTGAGAACTTTGTAGCGGTTCTTAATATCGAACTCTAATGCGCCACCATCATCAGTGTAGACCGCCCCTGCAGATATTTGCAGTAACTTGTTCATGGTAGCGGCGGCGTTTACAGCGGATATCTCGTCATCACCTACCTTCATAACCAACTGCTTACGCAGCATCTCATAGTATTTTGTCTGCTGCTTGGTCAACTCAACCTTACGTTTAACGTAGGTCATCTCTGGTAAGTCGAGGCATTCTTCTTTGGTGAACCGTATAGCTGGCTGTAACGCGTTAAATACTATATCGGATGCGTTTTCCTTTGGCATCCAGCGAAACTGAGATAACTGCTGCATTACCATGTCACGAAACGAACTAAAGAACCGTGGCACTGCATCGGGATTTATCAACTTGGCTAGACCATAGGCGTCCAGCGGTGACTGGGCAGCGGGTGTACCCGTCATCATCCACAACCACGTGTTATCATCAACGATCTTGCGTAGAGTTTTCCAACGTTTTGTCTGCGGGTTTTTGTAGTGAGTAGCCTCGTCCACAATTACCAGATCAAACCCACCGTTGCGCACTTCGTCCAGCACGATATCCACACCGTCATAGTTTATTATGACAAACTCGGCACCTTGGTTAATTATCTTGGCACGTTTCTTTAAACTGCCATAGGCCACATCCACTGTACGATGCGGTGCAAAGGTAGCCAAATCTGCCCTCCATGCGCTGTCCATGATTGACAGGGGGCATATGACAAGAACGCGGCTGATCTTACCTTTGTTCATCAGGAAGTCAGCCGACCATATTGCACTGGCTGTTTTACCCGTGCCCTGCTCGTTGAAGCAGAAGCCACGCTTGTTCATTGTGAAGAAGGAAGAAGTCTTCTTCTGGTGGTCAAATGGGGTGTATGCACCTGTCCAGTTATACTGAGTATCTATAGGTGATGGCGCACGTACACCCAAGTTGCGTAGCTTATGTGCTTCATCAATCCCCCACTTCACAAGCACTTCATTGGTGTCCACCTGTTTGCTTTGAGGGATAACTGAGGTGACACGATTTGGATTACGCAGCTTCAAAAGCAGCGCACGACCATCTACTATCTTCATGGGTTCTCCTATTTTTTCTTTTTGTAGTTCCGAGCGCGGTTCTTGCTGCGGCTTTCGATCTTCACACCGTCTTTATTAGAACCACCTTTGCTAAGAGCTTTTTTGTGGCTGATATCTTTGCCTTCACGTTTATCAGCTTTTCCGTTTTTATTTTTATCCACACCTTCCCGATCCATCTTACGGCGTGCACGTTGACGCTCCATACGGCGTTCAAAGGTTGCACTCCCAACGGGGGCGTTAACTTGTTTCTTGCGGTCTTTAGGATTTTTGTATGGCATTATGAGTTAGCTCCATTATGTATGCACTCCACAACAGGACAATGGCGACGACATAATCCGTTAGGGCGGGCGTTCCACGTGTCAGCTCCTGCGGCTTCTTTCATGTTATTGAACTTTCCTATCCACTTTTCCCACAGATCGCCTTTGTCATGTTCGGTGTACGTGTGGTTTACTAAATCATTTACTAGCACAAAAACTAAGCCAGCGCGTACCTTTTTTATTTCTGGGAAGTGCGCAAATGCAGCCAGTGCCATTAGCTCCAACTGCCCTTTGTCTGCGTACTTGGATGACTTGGATGTTTTGTAGTCCACTATCCATGCAACATCGCCTAACACGTCAACGATAAGAAGGTCAGCTATGCCACGGAACCAGACCCGTTTGTCGTAGAAACTACAGGCTTTGAGATCCTCGGTTATACCCATCTTACGTTCACAAAACTTCACACCGCGCTTGTCTGCCAACTTATCTAAAAACTCTTGTGCGAACTGGAACTCGTCAGGCAGAGCCGTGCCATCTTTGATGTATAGCTCCGCTGCTTTGTGAAACGCATTACCGTAAATGGTGGCTTGCGTTGGCACGAATGGATATTCTTTCAGGATCTTCTCGTGATAGAATTGCTTAGGGCATTGCTCAAAAGATTTGATCTTGCTGAACGACCACGGTGCTACGTTAACCACTATTCACAATCTCCATATGATTTACCTGTGCCACTCTCACAGTTTATTGGCAGACCATCTGCCCAGTCTGGTTTCCAACGCATACATTCTTCTACATATGCTTGCGCCTCGGCCACCTCTTCATCTTTTACACAGGCCACAATACTGTCATGTACAGTTAGCACAACTTTGTACTTCTTGGCAATACGTAACATCTGCTCACCTATGATACAACGTGCAACGGCTTGACACACATTCTCTACGACCTTCCCACCATAAATTTTGTTTGGGCCTCGGCGTGTTTTATAATAATATTGTGGGCGGTTGTCTTCTATCTCTGCGAACAGCCCGTGGTAATACATTGGCAAACCAGAGGGTAGTATTATAGCAGTCTTATCCACGTCTATGCGGAGCACCCCGGCACGTCCTAGCTTTGCAGGTGACTTGTTATGTAGATCCTTCAACATGTCCTGAGCAGAGTGCCACAGTGAACTAATCGCGTCATTGGCTTCGCGGTATACTCGTATGATACGGCGAGCTTCCTTCAACTCAATATCAAACCCAAACGTCATAAGCTGGTGTTGAAACTTGGGCGCACCCATGCCATACCCCGCACCCAGAATTGTGGTCTTGCCAACGAACCGCTGATCCTTACTTACCGCATCTGCTGGCACGCTATATATGCTTGACGCCATGTATTTATAAACGTCTTCGCCCCTGTCGAACTGATCAACAAGATCATCCTGCCCTGCCAACCACGCCAACACGCGTGCTTCGATCTGCGAACTATCACAATCAATGAGTGTATGACCTGCTGGTGCTATGATGCTCTGCTTTAACTTCTTACCGTTAGGACCACGACTTGGCAGGTTTTGGAGGTTAATCTTATCATCTCCGCCCCACCGACCAGTATGCGCTGCATAATACCTCACAGGTACGGGCAGAATCCCACGACGGCTGATGTCTATAAACCGCTGTGTGCGTGTTTCCTCAAGCGTAGACTTCGTACCTAACCGAGCAGCGACCAGTGCTTGCACCCGATCATCCTCATGCTCTTGTAATGCTTTGAACGCTTCATCTGACTTGGCGAACGCGAATGTTTCCTTACCTGTGGTTGGGCTTATCTTTTTTGGCGGTGTTACACCTAACCCCTCAAGCACCACAGCAAACTTGGGGTTGGACATAAGTTCTTCTTTTTCGATGTTTGCATCGGCGAGTAGTTTGTCTTTGCGATCTTTGATTTCGGCAAGGTGCAACTCAAGAAGACCCGCATCCAAATCCACCATCGGTTCAACGAACATGCGCAACGTCAGGTCTATCAGCTTCAACTCTTTGCGGGGGAAGTCATTTATCATACGCATGAACAGTTCGTGAGTTATGTCTACGTCTGTGACACAGTAGTCTCCATAACGAGCTAACTCTTCTTCCGTGAAGTCCACCCTACGCTTGCCCATAGCACGTATAACTTCGTCACCTTTGTCTTGTAGGCCATAGGCTTTTGCGAGGTTTGCAAGCGATACACTGCTCTCGGTTCCGTGCAGCGCACGTGCCATGCATAACGTATCAGCGTATATCTTGGGTGTGATACCAAAGCTCCAGTTCAGTATCGCACCGTCGAACATAGTGTTGTGAGCCAGCACCATCTTATCAGACCAGTCATAACCCATCAGGTAATCTTTGATCTGATCATGCGTGCCGCTGACCCACTCAGTTTTTTCATCCCACTGCTTTACCGCAACTCCAATAACTTCAAAATCACGGTGGCGAACGTAGTTTTCAGTGGTGAGTTTAGACAGGGAATAATCCCTGTCATAGAACGTTTCAAAGTCCAGAGTTATTAGCTTCATTAATCGCTACCCGCGATCTCGCCACCAATAGCCGCATACCCACAAATGTCGATATACGTGTCAACATCCTTCGGGCCATCCCCATGCAAGCGGGATATCTTCAACAGCACCATCATGGCAGCGACATCACGTGGGGATATGAAATTGTTTAGCCCCAGATGCGCGTTCCAATACCCAGCGATGCGCTCAAAGCTATCGGAGGCATCCCCGTACTCTTCGTGGCGCTCACCGTTGATAAGCTGATCCGCTGCCGATAATATGCTAGAGCGTTTGTTTGTTTCACGTGGAACAATCTCTTTGCCACCCTCCTCATCAAAGTCAAACAAATCCTCAACGTTAAAATCGTTGGAGGTTTCCCCTGTGGCCTCGCGCTTCGCTTCCAACTCAGCAAAGTATTTAGCATCCGCTTCCGCTTCCGCTGCATAGTCGGTGTCGTCTATGTGCAACTCCTTCGGTGCATCCAAAACTTCTTGTGGGGTTCCGATCTTCTGCATCAACTTCCACACATACCCGTAGGACGTTCCTGTGCCCTTGGCGATGTCTATTATTTTTGCCTTGGGGTGCTTAACTCTGTAGGCCCAAATCTTTTCTTGCTTCTTAGTCATGTCGTTCTCCTAGTTTCCATTCGGGCACCTACCCGATTACGTTTTTGGGATCTGGTATCGCAGGGCAACCAATGGAGAAAGTCACCCTGCGAACCAGTATGAGGTCAATGGCCTGAAGTACATCCGAAACGCCAGACTGGTAACTCCCTAGCGTAACGGGCGAAAGGATGACCACCCCTCACTGCCGTGGATA